CCGCTGCCCGCGGCCAGGCCCAGCAGGGCAAAGCCGCCGGCAAACAGCCATTCCACCCAGTTGGCCTGTATATAATTTAATAGTTCCATTTACACCTCCGCGATGCTGAAATAAATCCCCACCAGTGTGCTGGGAAGCTGCGCGATGGGGATCCCCGTGTCTTTTGTACACAGATATACTGTGTCCCCTTCACTGTAGTATTTACCTTCGTAATACTGCATATTGGCCACCGCCGGAATGGGATCTTCCTTGGTGCCAGCATGAGCCTCGTCGATTGCCTCGAACAAGGTCGGGGCATCCGTTGGTGTCCAGGTAGACTGTTTATCGTGGGCTTGTCCAGTGCGCACTTTATAGAGATTGCCATTGTACCGGACGCGCTGGCCGACCTCCAGGTGCGTGCCATCCGGAATTTTGGACCAGTCTGGGTACAAATCTTTGACCTCCAGGGCCTGAGCATCGGTAAAGGAAGCGGCCGCAAAGGTGACGGCGGTGCGCAGGGTGTTGTTCTCTCGGCTGATAGTATCCAGGTCGGAGCTGCGGGCGTCTGCTTCGCGCTGTAATATAGTTAGCACCTGGGAGTCGATAAAAGGGTAGAAAGAATATCCAGCAAAGATCTTCTCGCCGTCTTCACCCAACTTATAGATCAAATTTCCCTGATCGTCATATTTCAGGGCGCCGGTCTCATCAAAATCCAGTTCGTACTGCGGTTCATATTTGTAACCGCACATGACCGGAAAAGAGCGATTCCCCACGAGATCTTCTTCAACTTCGTATTCATGTGCGTACTCCTTCGGGACATAATCGGGCGAATACCCGATGATCTCATGCTGTTCGTTCGTGTATAAATTCATATCATCCCTCCTTTACGATAACCAAATCTTATAAATATACATGGCTCCACTCCACGTAAACGACGAATCAATCCTTATTACGGGAACGAAGCTTCCTCCAACCGCAGAAATATTGATTGTAACAGTCCTTCTACCGGCCGGATAATAACCGCTTGTGTAGTTATAAGCAGCGACTGTCGTCGAACCATTATATAACTGAATCAGATTCTCTTTGGAATTTCCAGACTGATCTGTTATATAAAAATCAATATTTAAGGAGTTATAGTTTGCAAAAGGATACGACTTACTTCCGGTTAAAATAGCAAATACATAATTGTTATATTTCTTAGGATAGTATATTGCTCCACCTGTTATCTGTCCGTCTCTGTTCAACGAAAATCCCGCAGCGTTATTTCCGTTATCGAAAAGATCAGTTGTGTCTGCTACATATCCCTCGAATGTACCTTTTACTCCAAAAATGGACACATTCTTCTTAATATTTCCCGGCACTAAATTGGCATCTCCTGCAACAATAATACTTCCGGTGACAATCTTGTTCGGCGTCACAATGGTCTTTGCTGCCGTACCCGGTGTAGTTGTGCTTCCGCCCTGGGTGGCCAGCGTGCCGGTAATCTGTTTCCCATTTACCCATGCTTTTTTGCCAGTCCAAATCTGCGCCGCAGTGGCATCTCCCGATGTTTGGCTTGCCAAGTCTTTTGCTGTTACCCTCCCTCCGCCGTTATGATACCCCGCCGGGATCGTCACCGCAGCTCCGGCCGCAAGTCCGGAGCTGTTCCAGGCTCCGCGGTTGGTCATAGCGCCAGTCCGTTTTGTCTTCAGATCCGTATTATAATACGTCTGGCCTGCAAGCACCTGGCTGTCTGCTGCTGTGCCTGTAAGCTCCAGGGTTCCGGTGATCGGTTTCCCGTCCGGGCCGACAATCACCTTTCCCTTTGCGACGTCCTCCGCCAGGGCCGTCACCACAGAAACATTGGCCCCACCGGTTCCTCCCGTTGGATAAAATCGCGCCATCCTTACACCCCCTTTAAGCGCACCGTGCAGTCTGACTCCGGCTTTTTATACTTGCAGGTGGCCGTCACCGTCCCGTCTCCGCTGTCAAAATAGGTGATGCAGCCATATGCTTCCTGCCTGTCCTTACTGTCATCTTCATCCGTACCGTCATCTATAAAGCTAGGAGTCGGCGTATCCTCCTCCGTCAGCCCTTCAGCGGCTACACTCTGAGTATAGGGTGCCGTCTCCCCAATCCATCCAGCCGCTGAAAATGTGACATCCACGTAACTTTTCGCCCGCTCCGCAGCCTGTTTATTGTAAACGGTATTGTTGAGGAGCTGTTCGATCACCTGGCCCATCGCCTGGCCATCCGCGTCTGTCTGCTTGTCCCACTTTACGATCTCCTCTGAAAACACCGGAGGATCTCCGATCACACAGTTTGCCATCTTCACACCTCCTTAAAATACCTCGTCCATATTGAACTCCATGGGCACGTCCGCATCCTTCCCCTTCGGAAGGAATGTCTTATAGGCTGCCAGATCGCCCTCTTCGTCAAAAAGCCCCATCTCAGATATGTTCTTTCCGGTCAGTTCTCCGATCTCAATGGTCCCGGCATACCTGCAGGTTGTCTCCTCCTCATTGGGATAGTAATGGGATTCCACATCCTTTTTTAAGAGCTCGTTGTATAGCCCGACCTCTTTTCCGGTCACGGCTTTCGGCTGGCCGTCGTCGTCCACGCCGCCGTCTCCCCAGGCGATCTTTGCAATCTTCGGGAGTGTTCCATCACCCGCGTGGGCCTTACAGATCTTTCTCCGCTCCGTCTCTGTAATCATTCCTGTTGCCATATAAGTCCTCCTCTCACAATGCCTCCCGGCTTCCGTTTAATTTCCAGGTTCCGTCCAGCTTCCGGCTTCCGTCCATGGGCCGTGGGATATAAATCCCGGCATCCGCACTCAATTCTGCTGCTACTTTCTGGATCACACCAACCCCCATCGGGTAAAAATCTACCTGGCTGTCCGACTTGTAACCATTCAGTTTCCGACTCCCATCCATGAGCCAAGTACCGTCCAGTCTCAGCCGTTCCAGGTTCTGCCTGGGGTAGTACTCCATCGTCAGCCGGATCGATGCCGGAGTTTGAATCTCCACCGGCACCCGCCCCATCATCACCACTTCATAGTTGTCTTTTGCGTTGGCCTGCTTGACCTTTCGCACTTCCTTCCGGATGGACTCCAGCCCCACATAGACGCCGTCCAGATCGTACCGGATCCGCACCAGAAACTCTGCCCACCGTTCCGGATCCATCGTATAATAGGGGATCACTTCCCCGTCCGCGCCGAAGGAAATCAAAACCAGGCGGATGCCTTCAGTGACTCCGGCTTTCGCGGCCACAATCCCCTTCATGAGGAGCCTGGTCCGGTAGCTCTCCGCAGTCTCACCGGACAGTCTCGGCATGGAGCGGTCTTTGCCGTGTTCCGGCAGCATCCCCTCGCTGGCCGTGGAGATCATGCTTTCCCGGCGGACCGTAAAAATATCTGCCTTGATCCCGTCAAATTGTTTTCCGACCACCTTGAAAAAGAGATAAAACTGGTTGGCCGCCTTCGTTCCTTTTTTAAAGGCCGCTGGCAAGAGAGCAAACAAGTACTCCCCAAAGGTTTTTAACCGGTTCATGCTACGCCTCCCGCCTCCCTTTTGACCGTCACGGACACAGTCCCCAGACGGATCACCTGGTCTTTGCTCAGTACCACATCAACCGCCGGCTCCGTGATCTGCACGTTCGTGGCCGCGCTGATGCCGTCCCGGATGGCGTGATTGATATCGGACAGGATCAGTGTATTCAGTTTTCGTCCACCGGAACGGATTGTCAAAAGGTCCGTAAGGATCGCCGCCGCCCGGGACTGGATCTCCTCTTCCGCCGTGGCGTCCCCCACCGTTATGGTGAGCGTGACATTCTGATCCACGGTCACGGAAGATTTCACCAGCACGTTATCATACGGCCCCGTAATGGCCGCCACCGCCTCTCGCACGGCCGCCAGCAGTCCTTCCGTTGCCGTACCGGCCGTACCAGTGACAATAACGTCCACGGTTCCCTGTCCCCGCGGATGCTGACAGTCCGCCTGCGCGTAAAGCACACCGGGAACCGCCTCTGCCGCATTGACGAAGCTGTCTTCGATGGACCGTTGCGCCAGCTCCGACCAGGCCCTGAGCCCCCGCGCCCTGGCGCTCTCATCGTTTTCCGTGTCACTGCCTTCGCGGGTGATCCAGTCTTCTCCGTTCCGGACGGAGTCGATCCCGCTGATATAGACCAGGCTTTTCGTGATCTGGCCTTCCGGCACGTTGTATCTGGCTCCTTCCGACTCTGCCTCCACCGGCACATCCACGGACAGCGCTCCCTTTTGTAGGACAGTCGTCTCGGTTACAAAAAACCTTAGCTCCGCGCCGTTGATGTCCTTCTCCGTCTTAAATACCTGTCCCTTCCCGATCCGGATCGCCTCGCCGCTCTGGGTGCGGGAGACGGTCACAAACCCCTGCGTCTTCTGCGCTGCCTTGCGGGTCTTGGAATAATCCGCCAGCTTTAAATCCAGCCAGATCCCGGTGGCATGGCTTAAGAACATCTGATTTAAGACGTTCCGGGCCAGCTGCCGGCACTCGATCCGGATCCGGAACACGGCCATGAGCAGCGTGTAAAAGATGCCGCCCGGCTGAAAATTGGTGATCACAAACCCTTCCGCCTTCAGTTCTTCCACAGTATCCGCCGCCAGTTCCGATAACTCCGGAACCGGCAGGATCTCATCCAGCACCGCCTTGTCAATCATTCATTCACCACCTCCACGCCTACAGGGCTTACCACCACATTCAGCTCCCGATCGTTTTCCTCTTCCTGAAACTGGAAGGAACAGGAAACCATCAGGGTATCTTCCTTCCAGGCAAGCTCTATCCCAATGCTCTCCGGACGGATTACCTCCCGCTTTAAGAGCTTGTTCCGAATTCTCTGGGTGATCTCAATCCGCATCAGATCATCCTCTTCGCTCTGGATAAAATCATAAAGTCCCCAGCCAAACTCCATGTCATAAAACAGATCACCCGGTTGGGTTACTGCCTCCAGAGCGATATTCTGATACAGGCAGTCCAATCCGGAACAGACCGGAGCGTCGCCATCCGACGCCTGGGTCAGCTTCCAGTCCTCCGTCAGGCGGATATCCGTGTCCGAAAGTCCCGTCACAAATCCACCTCCCCAATGAGTACCGGAGTCAGATCCCCAAATAACAGCCCCACCGCCACCAGCGTACCAGCCAGGAACTGGTTCTTAGACCGGATTCCGGGGATCACCGGAAAGTGCTCATCCGCATTCCCGGTGCGGTCCGTGATCCGGACCGTATACTCGTAATAGTGTCCGGTGATCGCTCCGGTATAAGTGCCGTTTCCTTCTCCGCCCCCTTCCAGGCGCACGGACAGGCCGCTCACCTCGTAGGTGTCCGGAAGTTCTTTCACGCTCTCAATGACCGCGCAGACCACGCCGGGAAGCTCCAGATGCGGGTACTCCTCCGCCACCACCTGTTTTAACGCAGTCCGGACAAATTGTTCCAGCTGTCCCATGTCTGCCTCCTCCTATGCAAAGCTGATATAGGTCCGGATGAATCCATCATCGTTGGTGATCATCCGGACCGCCGACACCTCAAACTCGCCCCGGACCTTCGGATGCTCCACCCGGATCGTCTGACTGTGCCGTACAAACGGAGCCGAAACCGTTTCCAGCTCCCAGACAC